GTCTTTACCAACGTGAATCTCATTTGCGTAGATAGAATAATTACCTGCCGTTTGCGCTGTGCCACCTTGAGCCACAGATAAAGGCGTTGTAAGCCCCGTAAGGCTTGTAATGTCGCTATTTGCGCCACTTGATGCTGCGCCCAAATTTGTACGTGCCCCTGCCGCTGTGGTTGCGTTTGTGCCGCCTTGTGCAACGGTTACTGGGGTTGCGGTCAAAGCTGATGTAACGATTTGCGTTGGAGTGGCTTTGTTTGTAGTTGCTCCACCGCCTGTCACCAGTGGCAAAACGTCCGTACCTGCAACAAGTACGGTTGCCGCCGGTAGCGCCGTGATTTTTACGTCTGCCATAATTTATTCTGTTATAAGTTGATTACCACTTTCTGTGGTAATAAAGCTGTCGTCTTGTGCAAGAATGTGCGTGATTGCGCCGGGTTGACCTGTAAATAAAACAGATACTCCAAAACTCCCAACGGAATCCGCAGCCCCCGCATTTAACGCCGAAACGCCAGCGGCTTCTCCGTCAGTAGTATTGGCGTAGTCGCTAACACCAGTTTGGGAAGAAACGCCGCTTGCCATGATTAAGCAATTCCAGTTTGGATAAATATACTTGATGTACTACCGTTTCCAGCCGTTTGGTTCACACGGATCGCTCTTACAGGAAACGCATAGTTACCATCTTGACTAGCTGTTTGAGCAACCAAATCTTCATGGTTAAACCATGTCGCTGATGCAGGTGTAAAACCTGCCGCAAACGGGTCATCAAACGTATGCTGTACGGTGTACGTAACCGTACCGGTCACCACAACGCCAAACCCAATGTTAAACGGAGAAATATAGGTATCAGGCACATAAACATTTGATGTTGCTGTGCCTAAAGTAGTTACCGTTACTGCTCGCATCGCAGCCCCCTACTTAGTTTTGGGTGCTGGTCGGGTACATCGCGCCGTCAGAACCACGGACGATGTAGGCAATGATCAACGTGCCAGAGCCAGTCGTCACCGTTGTGCCGCTAACCGTGTAGGTGATAATTGCATCCGTCGAGCCGACGTTAGTGATTTTGGCAGCGTCTGCAACCGTCGTGGTTGCCGTCATTGTGTACTGACCACCCGTTGCCGAAGTAATCGTAACCGTACCAATCGTTGTTGAACCATTCTTGATGGTCATGATTGGGCTGGTGCCGTTAAACACAACACTATCAATAATCAATTGAACGGAAGTGATACACGCACCGGCGGGGAGAACGGCCAAATTGGTTGCTGAAGTGTCAGCAAACGTAGCTGTTTTGGTCTGGGCAACAATTGATGCGCCCATGTTCTGTATCGTGCCAGCGGTCGTGCCCGTTGTGTACTTGTTCGTGCCAAGTAGCCAAGGGCCAAGGTGGGAAGCGAAACCCATAATAAAGTCCTCAAATCAAAACTTGCTGTCTCTTGAGGGAAGTCTGCCTAGTCAGTCAGCAAGTCGGGGGGTCTAGGTATGTGACTTTATAGCACTGTTTTAAATAGTGTGCAAGTAAAAGAAAAGGGAGCCGAAGCTCCCTTTTCCTACTATCAGCTTGAACCGGAAGAACCGAACATTCCAAGCGGATCAGACCATCCGAACGAATAACGCTCGCGGGACTTGTAACGGACGTTGCCCGTGTCAAAGTCTCCATCCATCGAGTTCGACAGAGGAATACGCTCAAACATCTTCATACCGTTTGGAACGTCGGTCGTGAGGAACCATGCGTTCGTATCGGTCAGGAAGTGGTTCTGCGTATACCCTTCTGGGATCGAACCGTTGTTCTTCAGAGCGTTGATATCGTTGTCAGTGGTTCCAACGCGGAGGCTGGTTTCCAACAGACGGGTAGCAACGAACTGAAGAGCAGGTGGGATGACAAGCTTTTTAGGCTTAGCAGCGATCAGCAGACCACGTTCGTCCGTCCACGCAGCGATCTGAATAACTGCGTTTTCCAACGAAGTTTCATTCAAGTCAGACTGAGTAGTAGGCGTGTTGCTGTTCGTTCCACCGCTAACAAGCGGGTGAGCCGTGCTGAAGAGAGCGACACCATCACCACCAGTGTAGGCAGAGTTGAAACCGTTGTTTAGAACGGCAGCAGCTTTAACCTGTTTGGTGTACGCCATAGCACGAGCCAGAGCCTTGGTGTAGCGAGCCGACAGCGAATCGTAGAGGTTATCTTCGATTGCTTCTTCGGTCAGGCTGAAGCCAAGAGCAATGGTTTCGTGGTTGTAGCGAGCGGTCCACGCTTCCTGTGCATTGTCGTAAGCGATGGCTTGGCCTTCGTTCTTGACTGGTGCAGCGGAGAAGCCAGACAGCTTGGTCTCTTCTTCAAACGAACGCTCAGAACTCTCAATTTCGTAAATCTCTTTGTGCTCTTCGCCGTAGCGGGAGTACTCAAGACCGAACAGAGCGTTCAAGCCGGGAAGGAGTTCCTTCAGTAGTTGGGCGCGACTAATAGCCATTTTAAATTACTCCTTAGACGCCAGCGGCGAGCAGATAGCTGTGGTAACCGAAGTTCCAGCCAAGGATCACTTCTGGGAAACCGATAAACGAAACAGATGCGCCAGAGGTGGCGGTCACTGCCGAGCTAACGGTAATCGTAGAAGTGCTGGTCACAACGCCGGTAACAACCAAGTTAGAGAGCGTTGGGAATGGCGCGGTGCTCGAACCAGAGTAGACCGTACCACCAATGGTGAGAGTCATACCCGGCTGAATACCGGTCGTGGAAGCAACGGTGAAAGTGGTTGCGTTCGATGGGCTGCTGGTCAGCGTGGTGCCAACTACAACTGCCGACTCTTGGACCAACTGAACAACACGCAAGCAAGGCGAAGTTGCCGAGCCAGTGCCAACCGTCTGAACGATGTTTCCAGCTACAGAGCTAGACACGGTGGGATTACCACCGGACACACCCATTGCCGAGTTACCAGTCGTCGTGCTACCGGTGTTACCGGCGACGAGGAAGGCGTTCGTTCCAACGAAACGAGGCGACATATAGCCAACCGTCGTGCTGGTGTTAGCTTGAGTATTAGCCGAGCCTTGAGCTTGAGCCAACACACATGCCTTAAACAGCGCGGTGGGGTTGTCCATCACATACGCGATCATCCCCGGCTTGTTGGTACTAGCTGCGTAGTATTGACCTTGCAGGTTACCAAAGACAGGGTTGGTTCCGGGATACTGCGTACCCAAGAACACGCCAACAATATTACCGGCTGCGGCAGCAGACGAGCTATTGGCGTTGTAGGGGGTGATGATTGCGTTACCACCAGACAGACCAACAACGTCACCGTTGAAAATGTTACTGCCGTAGTTTTGTGCAATCGTGATCATCCGAGTCGAACCTGCGAACGGAATACCGCCCATCAGGTTGATCGGCACTAGCCCGTAAGGACCATTGACAATCGGATAAGCCATTTAAAGCTCCATTAAAATTTAAGTACCTTTACCGAAGCTCACCGACGAACGCCGCTCTTGGAAAATAGGCATACGTGGATCGCTTTGACGCATTAGATTGTTATCCACCGCCTCAGTCTGCTTGCGTGTCATATCCGCAAAGTATTCCGAACGCTGCTGGACAAATTCAACAGGGGTCTTACAAAGCAAGAGTCCACCAATCTCAATACTGTCTTTGAAACGGCTATTTGGATCAGTCATAAATCGGAATTTAGGCTGTTCTTCAATTGCCACAGGCTCCCAACCTTCCCGGAGTTTGCCCGAGATATTACGTTGGTCAAGCTCATTCAAAGTAGCGGTACGAACCCATCTGTACGCGTATCCCGGTTGTTTATCCGGCTCCGGTAGGGTTTCTGCAGGTCGCCAGCTTTTGGGGCGCTCCTGCTCGGTCCTAACGGTCATCTCGCGTTCAAGTCTGCTTTCAGCCATTGTTGGCCTCCAATTTCAGAAATTCCTTAGCGTATTGCTGAGGAGTAATGCCAAGTTTTTTGGCGATATTTGCGGCGGTTCTAGTCAGAACTACTTGTTTGGGAGCAGTGCTGCGTTTCACTGGCGCTACCACCGTACTTAGCCTTGTACGAGAACTGGTCTCGTTTCTTGAAGTGGAGCCAAACTCTTCTGGGAATCGAGCTTTTACTTCTTTGTCGATATTAGCATAGTATTCATCTGTGCCAATATATCCTCTGCCAAACCGAGATTCTAGATCCTCATGAATCCCTTCTGCAAACCGGCGCATAGCCCGTTTGTTAGGATCTACAAACCATTGGTTCTTTGAAACCCAGTTTGCAACCTTTGGATCTAACTGCGGTTGAGCAGGTTGTTGATACTGTACGTTGTTTTCTTGCGGTTGTACAGTAGGTTGAAAGTTTTTCGCTTTGTCCAGTTTAAGCTGGGCGCGAGTCATTTCTTTTTGGGCATCAAGCAGCCTATCGGAATCACCGGAGTCATAAGCCTCCTTGTAACTACGCTCTGCTTTGTCCAACTCCATCTCGGCGGTAGTTTGATATGTGGATATCAACTCCTTTTCGCCGTTATGCAGGACTGCTTTCAGTCTGTTGTTTTCATCAAGAATCCGCTGTGCCGTAGACAACGCTTCCTGCTGTTCACGTAGCGCAGCTTCCTTGGCTCGGCGCTCATCATGCCAAGCTTTCTTGTACTGCGTGAACTTCTGCTTTACGTTCTTGGAATATTCAGCTGACTCATCAGCTTTCTCAAGATCGTCCTTGATCTCATCAGGCAGCGGGTTGACGTTGCGATCTTCTGGAGGAGCATCATCAATGATGTCTACCGTAATCTCTTCATCACCTTCTATCGTGACATCGACCTTATCTTCAACCTCGTCAGGGAACTTGAAGTCTTCACCAAATTTAGCCATGACTGTTCCTTATTTACGTTTGATGCCGCGAGGATCTTCTACAACACCTTCGACTGAATCGTCGTTAATGATGCGAAATTCACGGTCATGAATTAGTAAGCGCGAACCTGCGTTGGGTCTGGTCAACACAAAATCACCCTTTTTACACCAAGGCCCAGTCGGGAACTTCGCCTTGTCCATGTAGCAGTCGGGGCCAAGGTCAACGACAAACAAAATTGTGGTGAGCAGTTCGTCGTATCGAGTGGTCTCTGCCGCTTTTATTAATCCAACTTCGCTACCTTCAAACTCTTCCTTTTGCTCTGGTACTGCGCAAAGGATTTTGTAGCCGCTAGGCTTGGGCAATTGTGTTGCCTTGTCTTCACTCATCGAGGTCATCCATTTCGTGCGTCAGGTCTTGCATGAAGGATCTAGCAGTGAGGAGACCTGTAATTTCCCCACATATCCCTGTGTACTCGTTGTAATCCCTAGCTGCTCTCGCACCTAGTGACTCTTCGAGATGTTTGACTTTATCGTCAATTCGTTTTGCCAAAATTGTCATGGCTTTGTGAAGCTCGTAACTCATTTGGTCTTCCCATTTTTAAGTTTCTGTTCAGCTTGCTTCTGCTGATGATCTAACTGTTCACGATGTTTCATAAGCTCTATCCCGGCGGTATGACCCATCTGCTCTTGTTGAGCCTCGCGCTGACTCTGTTCACTAAACATCTTGAGTGCAGTCTTGGCCCCATCGACCTCATGCTGCATATCAATCTTCTGCTGCTCAAGGTCGTGCTGAGCTTGTAGGCGCTGCACTTCGACTTGAAGCTGAGCCATTTTTGTCTGGAGGTCGTCGTTGTCCTTCTTGGCTTTACGCTGCAAGTCCTGCGCTTTGATATCAAGCTCCTGCTTCTGGAGCATGATAAGCGGATCTTGCGCCATCTCTTGATTCTTTCTTTGCTGAGCCTGTTGCTGGTTCTGCTGCAACATCTGCTGAGCAGCCATCGCCGCTTGTTGAGAGACCTGAACCTCCATCTCTGGAGACATCATCTGCTCATCTTGATCATCTTCGTACGCAGGCAACGTCATACCCATGCGCTGCTCAAGCTGCTTACGGTACTCCATACCTAGATGGTCAGCCACATGTGCAGCCATCGCAGCAGATACTTTCCCCGCAAGCTGCTGGTCTTTCCCAATCAACTCCATAATGTGCGGGTCTTGTACCGCTGCCATATGCACAGCGATATGCGCCCTATGATCTTGATACAGGAACGCTTTGACGGGTTTGCCTTTGAGAATGTTCTGGTTCTCCGTAACTGGATCACGGGGCTTCATCTCATCTTCAATCGGCACCAATTTCTGGTAATTCTTAATCCCCAGAACTTCTAGCATCTGCCGGTGCAATAGCGGCAAGTCATATAACTGAGGTGCTCCTTGAGCAAGCTGTAGAGCAGCCTGATACTGAACAACCTTCTGAGCCATCGTCGCCGCATTCGGGTCCGATACGGGGATGACCTCCACCATGTCGTAGTCAGACTGCTTCGCTTTGCGACTACCTTCTTCTGGCTCGTAGCTATACTCCTCTGGCGTATAGTCGCGGATGATATCTTTGAGGAGTTTGAACTCCTGTTTCATCGCGTAGTGAATACGCGCCTGAACCGCACTCATCATCTTCAGAGTACGTTCTAGGATGGCAAGAGTTGTCCCAACCGGAGCTTGGGCAGACATATCCGAGGTCTCAAGCTGAGCAGAACCAGCAAATCTGCGGCCTTCCTCAACAATCGTCTCTAACAACGCCATCAAAGTCTGACTTGGCTCCTTGTATGGGAGAGTCATCAGGTTGTCTTTGATCGTACCGCTAGGTACATCTACGTCTCGGAACTCTCCGGGTGATATAGGAGTGTCATCTCCCTTGGTACGCAGACCACGCGTCTTAAATCCCCCCGGAAGGTTAGCAAGGGTTCCGGCGTCTACAAGTTGGCGAAGTATGCTAGTGCCAGACTTAGAATAAGCGCCAATAAGATGTATAAGTCCAAAGGCGTAGAACCCAAAACCCGGAATGTATGGGTAATGAACGAAGTGAGCGCGTTTCTGATTTGTTTCATCGTCAGGGTTCCAATTCCTTCGGATCGCCAGAATTGTGCTGGTACTCTTCTCCATCGTAACGATGTACGGTAGAGCGATCCCGGTCTCTTTATTATCTT